GACCTTTTTTAGTTAAAGAAGAAAAAATTTTATTGATGGCATTAGAATCTGATGATCAGAAACAAATTCTCAATACAGTAATTGATACTATTAAAGCATGCGTAGTTGAAGACATTGATGCTACAAAATTAGCTACATTTGATATTGAATATATGTTTTTAAAAATACGAGCTAAAAGCGTAGGAGAAACGTCTAATATTATTATGAAATGCGATGAATGTCAATCTGATAATGACGTTGCTATAAACATTGATTCCGTAGAAATAGAAATACCAAATATTTCAAATGTTATTGAATTAGACGATCAAATATCTCTTGAAATGAAATGGCCTAGTTTTGATAGTATAGTTAAAGATGACATTCTTTCTTCAGAATCAAATGTAAATCAAATTTTCGGATTAATTAGATCAAGTATTGATGCTATACAAACAAATGAAGAAAGATTTTCTGCTAGAGATCAAACAATACAAGAATTAGATACCTTTGTAGAGTCTATGAACAATCAGCAGTTTACTAAAGTAAGAGAGTATGTAGAAAAAATGCCTAAGTTATCGCATAATGTAGCTTTTAGTTGTAAAAAATGTGATCATGAAAATAACACAGTAATAGAAGGAATGCAAAGTTTTTTCTCATAGGTCTATCTCATGAGACACTTGTAAATTATTATAAGACGAATTTTCAGTTGATACATCATTATCGCTATTCGTTGACTGAGATAGACCATATGATACCATGGGAACGAGAAGTATATCTTGATATGCTAATCAACCACTTAAAAGAAGAGCAATCAAGACAGGACCAACAAGGACGGGTATAATGGCAACTTTAGATGACGTAACTCAAAAATTAAAAGAAAATAATGTAGAAAATCAGTTAGGTCATGAAGGAACTCGAATTGAGCTTACTAAGATTGGTAGAAGATTTGATAATTTCTTTAATATGTTGAGCATGGATAAATTAAAGGATTTAGAAGGTGAAAGAGAGTCTAAGAGAAAATTGCCGTCAGCGCCTCCGACTAAATCAAGTTCAAGTAGTAGCGGAGGTGGCCTAGGCTTATTTGGCGGTTTAACAGGTCTTGGCGCAATAACAGCCACTGTGGCTGGCATAGCAGCATCTTTGACAGGATTAGATGACGCCTTTAAAGCTTTAAGAGTAGGACAGATAGCTAAAACTTTACTCACTACCGCAAAGGCGTTTAATACAAGAACTTTATCTTTTATAGATTCTGTTAAAGATTTTGGTAAAGGCTTAAAGACATTTGGTACTAATTTTAAAAATCTTTTAATTATTCCAGATGAAACCAAAGCATTATTTAAAAATATACCTAATAATTTTCAACAAGGATTGTTTAAAATGCTAGGATTAGGCGTTGACGGTAAACCTGTTGTAACTACACCAGAAGGCGTGAAATCATTTTCAAGTACAATAAAAGGTATTCAAACTTCTATATCAAATTTCTTAAAACCAGTTACAGATATTTTTAGTGCTACAGAAGGTGAAAGTAAAATTTCAAAAGCAATAAAACCTATTACAGACTTCTTTGATGGTATAAGTACTAAGTTTACAAGTATTGCAAAATTCTTTCCTTCAATTAATTTTGAAGCTCTCAAAGGATTATTTGGTTCTGCAGACGAAGGCACAGGTCTTATAGGATTTTTCAGTAAGATCTTCTCTTTCCTAGATCCTCTTTTAAAACCATTTAAGTATTTAATTGGTCTGGCTTTAAGGCCAATCTTTCAAATAGTTCTTACTGCTATTGATTTCTTTGTAGGATTCTATGAAGGCTTTACTGGAGATAAAGGTGACTTACTTGAAAAGCTAAAATCTGGATTTGAAGGTGGTATAAAAGGTGTCATTAAAGGTTTTACTGATGCTATAGATTTATTATTTTTTAAGATACCCGCATTCTTCGCAGAGAAATTAGGATTCGAAGATGCATCAAAAAAGCTAAAAGAATTTAGCCTGACTGCATTAGTTGATCCAGCGTGGGAGTCAGTAAAGAACTTCTTTAAAGAAGCATTCACTAACCCTACTAGTAAAATTAAAGAAGTTACTATGAATGTTGGTAATATGGCTGAGAGTTTTTTAAAGAGTGCACTACGATTTGTGTTACCAGACCCTAATAATGCCAAAGGGCTTTTTCAAGGCCTAGCGGTTGCAGGATTGAAAGAAACTGGAGTATATGAATATGCTGGATATACAAAAGGCGATGACGGCAAATTTGTAGTTAAACAAAACACATTAAATAGATCTAATATTACAAATAAACAGCCTACTGATTTATCGCCTACTGATAAGTCTTCTAGTGGAAAAGGCGCAGTTGTAAATAATATAGTTGGTGGACCTACAACAAATAATACCAATGCTATATCAAACAATGCAACAATTAGCACAGGACAATTTATGGATTTACAAGATGCATTTGCAAATTACCGGTAACACAGCTACCGGTAATTAAATATTTAAATGTTTAGTCCTGCTTTGCGAGTTTAGAGAAATAAGATAAAGTATCCTCATCATCACTACTTATATCTTCAGCAGTGACTGGCTCAACGGCCGGCTCAGGATTATTTAACTTAATTTCTTCTTTCATTGTATAGGCACCAGCAGTAGCTTGTTCGCCTAGCACTCTCATAAGTTTTGTTTTAAGCTCATCATATGATTTATAGTTTTTAGGATTAGTAAATTCTGATAAATCATGCAACTTGCTATAGACTTCTTCTAACTTAGCTTCATCACCGTTTAATAACGGAGCTGCAGAAGAGAATTCTGATTTATCGTAGTTTCTATAACCTTCAACATTTCTAATCTTGAGTTTAAAATCAGCACCTTCCCAAAAATCAAATGGGTCTATCGGTGTTTCATCAGCAAATGCAGGATTCATAAGATCATAAATCTTATCAAAGATTTTCTTACCAAACTTATATAAGAATACCTTACCTTCATTTTGAGGTGCAGATGGATCACTAACTACATAGATATTAGTTACATAATGTAATCTTCTCTTTTGAGTTCTTGCTCTATCTTTATCAGACTCAATACCTGAATTCCAAAGTCTAGAGTTAAGTTCACCAACTGGATCTGCTTGACCAATTGAAGTCAATGAGTTTTCAATATACCATTGACCAGTAGGACCTTTAAAACCGTGATCCCAATATCTTACAAATGGAAGATTGTCTTCTGTACCAGGAAGGAACCTGATAACAGCGTAACCATTACCTGCTTTATCAACAGTTGGTTTCCATATTCTATCATCAACGTATGATTTAGTTTCACCAGTGTTAGTGGCTTCTGCTGCTTTAATGATTTTACTGATATTAGAACCGCGATTGCGTTTAAGTGTTTCAAATGACATTGTATTGTCTCCTTATTACTGAAATATTGACTGAAGTATAATACTATATATACTAGTTAAAAAACGATGAATCAATAGCATTTTTCTTTGGTAAGAAATTGAGTTCCATCGCTTCGGCTTCAAGCTTATCTTTTATAACTGGTGATATGAATTTTCGAATGTCTTCGACTTCAATATCATTAGTTTCACAAACCTTCAGTATTGCATCCATATATGGAATCTTGAGATCTGCTACGGTACTTTCGATAAGCTTAGTGAATTTAGACTTTGTTAAAAATTGTTCTTCTATTTTCATTTGTCTAAAATCCTTAATAATATTGTATCTTTGTTGATTCGTCCATTAGGTACTTTTGTTTTTGTTTTAAGAGTTTGCCAAGCATCATTAATTTGCTTTGGTGTTTTCTGTAAAACAATTGGTAAGAAATCAAGTGGTTTGCGTAAACACGCTGTTCTACTTGAACCCTTTGAAAAATTCTTAATGGTTGAACCAGATATTTCAAATCCATTAACACTTTCAGTAACATACTCAATAATCATTTTACTTTTAGTATTGAATGCATATAACCTATTTTTTGATGGTATTTGAATTGGATTGATTGATACAATTTTAAAATCGTTATCTTCTTTCTTATACTGTACTTTAGCAACCTGCTTATCAATAGATTTCGGTCTTTTGATTTTAACATTTCTTGAAGCTTTAGTAGCAGATCTGATTCTTTCAAGATCTTCTAACATTGCAGTACATATTTTAATTCTTTGATTGAGGGCTGACTTTTTAAGGTGGGAGTAACCTTCTACAGCTTGATCGCATCTCTTATGATATGCGTCTTCATAATCAAGAAGCCAGCCCTCAATCATTGGCTTAACGTGACTTATGGCAGTGTTTGTTAAGCCATGAAACTTGAACCTATCGTATATGTTAATAGTGGCATCTTCACCATCGATCCACTTGTCTTCTAGTTCAAGTAATTCTTGCATAATAGTATTATTAATCTTACGTGTTAATTTTTCTTGTGGTGATAAAGTAATTACATTACTTTGAGCTTTTCTTTCTTGTTTCTTTTCTTCAAATAAAATTTTACCTTCATCAATCAAAGGAATCATTCTATCAAATAAATGATTTAAGAAATCTTTAGCAGTATTACTATCTGCATCATTGTTTTTATGTAGATCGTTATTATACCAGAATGCTGTAGCGGCATGATGTGTCATTGTAAATTTATATTCTGGATTTGCTAAGATATACTTAGATGCATCAGGAAAGTTTTTCTTAACCCAAGTTTTTACTTGACTCACACAGTCTTTTCTATCAACTTGTAAATGAAAATAATCTTTTACTGCATTGAAACCTTTATCAATTGGAACACCAGCAAGACCTGTACGTGCTCGAGCTCTTACTGTTTTCTTTTTTAGTTTTTTACCTTTAAGTGCTTGTAATCCCATATTAAACTCCCATTTATATGTTATGTGTTTTGATGTAATCTAGTGTTGCGCCGATAACGATATTTGGATATTCTCCAAGATATGTACCAGCGTCTAAATCTTTTTTAGTGACTAAATGTTTATGCATATGCTCGATATTATCATAGTTTGCAAGAATATCTTTTGCTAATTGATCAAATTCGGTGTCAGTTATTAAATTCTTATCGAGTTGATAATAAGCATATGCACACATTAGATATTTAGCTATAGGGTTTTTCATTAAGCTATAGCCTTTTGAACTTTCTTTTCATTAGCTAAAAAAGCTTTATCCATCATTGTGACATCAATGTAGTTAGATAAAGAAGAAGCCAATGTTTCATTTTTTTCAACTAGTCTTTCGGCAAATAAAAGCTTTTGACCGTGATTTAGTGATTCTATTTGTTTAATGATTTTATCGTAATTAGCCATAATATAAAAACTCCCTTTTTAATTTTATAGTTATATTCTACCACAGTTTTTAGCAAATGTAAAGGAAAAAATGCACAATTTCAAAATTAATTTCTCCTCATGGTTGCATATTCTTTAGCATCAGCATTCTTATTTACTGGTACCATATTTGATTTATGCATAGTGGCGATACCAGTAATGAATGTGCCAGTGTATGCATTTGATTTAGACTTACCAACAATTTTACCTACTTTATCACTTGTTGGTAGAGACCGTGAAAGTTCCTTATAATTAGGAGCTTTGATTCCTGAATTTTTAGATTTATTTTTAAGTTGACTAGGGTGTACACCACGAGCCATTAACCATTTGTCATGTTCTGCTTGAGCTTTAACCCAGCCTGGTTTACGAAAAGGCTTTTTCTTTTTTGTACTATTATTGTTGTAATAAACTGGTAATAGATGCATTGTCATTTTGTACTGCTCCAAATAATTTAGTTAAATCAATATAGCCATAGTTGACTGCAAAAATGATTGCAACTACAATCATAATAAGTATTGCATTACGAAAAAACCAGCCAACTATGGAAAAGAATACGCCTACAATCAATGCTCCAGCTACTGCGAAGAAGAGGAGTTGAAAAAATAGTGGAAGCATTGATTGTATCTCTGATGGACTCGGCATTTGCTCTCTCTCCAATTAGTTAAAATTCGTTGGAGGGGCTCTCTAACACATCCTTATCTTCCATAGGTATACCCCTCCGCGGAAGATAAGGGGAACGTTTTATACTCCGACTCTGGTTCCCTGGGTAGTGCCACACCTGTAAACCCCGACGCCCTTCTGCTTCTGCCTAATGCAACTTCTCCATCGGTACGCCTTGTCGGTTACTTTCGCTATGTCATTATTAAACTCCCTTTTTAATTTTATAATAATATTATAC